TGCTTGCACAACCTCTTTGTATGTCAGACACCAATCGTCTACTGCTCCAATATGATAATCGCCACCGTCTGCGATTTTGGCAAACTTGCGTCTCCCTTGAATCATGGCAGGAAGTTTTCGTATAAGATTGTTACTATCTATTTGCATATACTGTCACCTCTCCACGGCTCTGGTGTTGGCATCAATCGCCGCCTGTCTGCTGATAAGGTCTAACTTGCTTTTGCTTTTCTTACAGTCATCCGCTTCATCTCTAACTAAAGCATCGTTCAGATTGTTTTCCTTAAGTGCTTCTATCACTTCGCCCAGTCTCGCCTTGAGGATCAGATCCAGATGCGGCGAGTGCCAGATGCGGACTAACTCGGCTATGGCTTTGTCTTTGGTCATGCTTCACCATCCTCTCCGAGCATCTTCGCTCCACACTCCGGGCAATATGGCGATTCCCACTCGTTGCCCCACTGCGTTTTCGGTGGCCTCGCTCCGCACACACTGCACTCAAGCCAATGCTCGACATCGTTTTCTTTGCGTATCCACTTCCCCGCCTTTGGCTCCGAATTTTCCAGTGCTTCTATTGCCATGTCGTAGGCTTGTAGAATTTTCTCTGCTCCCTTATTTCCGTCAACTTCTATGATTACGCTTTTTTCAACACAGAGCAATTTAATTGCTTCTTCCCTTGTCATTCTGTACCACCACCTTTGTAGGGTTCGGGTAAAGGCATCCATGCGATAACGCCTTTAGCGTCCCACTCATCCCAATGCTCACATACCCAGATGCTCCACTCTCCGTCTTCGTACTTGCCGAACTCAATGGCATCATCTATCGTCACAAGCATACACCCGTTATTCTCTGGCAACCTCTCGCTTACTGGAATCCACTCGCTCCGTTCTAATAACTCGATCGCCGAATCTAACGCTTGACGTTCACATACGAATATTTCGTAGTTGTTGTCTATTGTTTCGAGCGTTTCGATTATTTCCGCTATTTTCATCTCCAGTCACCCCCATCTCCATCTCTCGGCGGTGCGATCCTTGCAACGCAATACCAATCACCGCTTCTGCCCTGCACCGTCTTCAGCGGTATCACATCGCCGTAACTCATAATCTCGGCGGTCGGTGTGTCGGCCTTGGTCTGGTATGACCTGTAGTTGATGCCCTTATCGAGCGTCTCGGTCTGCCAGTCGGCTTTGTCTACGCTCACCTCTATCTCGGTGTCATCCTGCGTCAGGACGATCATGTGCATCTCGGATGCGGATGCCGTGGCGGTCATCAGTCCGAGCATCACCATAACGATTACTAATTTCCTCATCGCTTCATCTCCTTCTCTTCTGGTACGAACTGCGGACATTCCCATACCCGCCAGGAATCTACCAGATATTTCGATTCCTCCGCCGTCCATCCCGGTATCGGCTTCGCTTCCATCGACCAGCTGCAGCCGTACTGGATGCCGTCTACCACTTCCGGCACGGCGTTCCGGCATTTCCAGCATATCGATGGTTTGCGCATCGTCTTTGCCTTTCCCGCTTTGTAACGTCTCATGCGCTCCTTCTGCAGTTCCTTATTTCTCTGATAACTGCACTCCGGGCAGTACTTCGCATGCGTCCCCTGCGTCATGAACTTCGCTCCGCATATCTTGCAGGTCAGCTCCTTCGGCTTGTATCGCTTCGGCATGGTGTCACCTCCTAATCCAATCTGTTCAACGGGCAGTTCCGGCACAGGGAACGCATCTCTTCTTCGCTCCTGTTCTGGCTGGCGAACTTGCAGTAATAATCGCATATCTCCGCCTGCACGTTGTTCAGTAAGTTCTCTAATGCGTCAATGATGTCGCCATATGTCTTGTCCATGTCTGCCTCCTAATCTTTCAAACCCATCGCCTTTAAGTGATTGTTCACTGTCTGCGTACTGCAGCCGATATCCTCCGCAATCTTCGTCAGCGACCATCCTCCCTCGTACAGCGCCTTGATGGTGCCGTCGTCTATCTTTGCCTTTGCTTTTCCTGCAGGGCTGTAACCCTTTTCCTCCGTGTCGGCCTTCTTCGGTTTAGTCTGCTTCGGTTCGACCGTCTTTGCTTCGACTGCATCCAGATAGGCCAGCGCAGCCGTGCGCAGTGCCTCATCCAGAATTTGGTCAGTCCCCATGGCCGTAATCATTGCTCTCATTACTGATGTTGGTTTCATGTCGCCCTCCTAAAAATCTACTTCGTTCTCCGTCTCTATAAATCCAGGCACGTCTTCCAGTTCCTTGAACATAAACCGCTGCACGACGAATTTCACATTGAACGCGCCCAGTTCGCCCTGACGCTGCTTGCACAGATCTACCGTTACGATGCGGTTGCCTATAAGCCCTCGCGCCTGTTCTTCTTCCTCGTCACGGCTCAGCAGGATGACACAGTCGCTGTCTTCCTCGATGGATCCAGATTCCTTTAAGTAGTCCATGCTCGGTCTGCTTATGCCGCCGACCTGCCGGTTCAGCTGACAGCAGAGCCACACCGCTACGTCGTTCTCCATCGCGATCCGCTTCAGATTTCTCGTCATGTGCGTGAAGCGGCTCCGGACGTCCGTGAAGGTCTGGTCGTCCGTCATCTGCGTCAGCTGGTCGATGACGATCAGATCCGGTTTATGCTTCTGCACTATCGCCTCGATGGTAGTTAAGTTCCGTTCCGGTAAGAACGACAGTCTTCCGGACAGCCTTGCCAGTTCGTCCGATACCCTGCCGACCTCGTCCATCTGTTCGTCTGCCAGCCTGCCGGACCGGAGCGTCTTCTGATCGACTCCCTGCACCCACCGCAGGAGCATCCGGTCTATGTTCTGGTCCTGCGACATCTCGAGGCTGAAGAAGATAACTTTGCCGCCAGACTTCGCCACGTTCATTGCTACCTGTAATGCAAAACTGCTCTTTCCGGTCGATGGTCTCGCGCCCAGTGCGGTCAGGTCGCCCTTGTGGATGCCGCCGGACATCTCGTCAAGTTCCTTGATTCCGGTAAGCATCACCGTCTCGTTGGCTCTTGCTTCCAGCGTGTTCGCCACGTAGTTGACCAGTTGGTCGGCCAGATCCGGAAGCTCCGGCACCGGTTTGCTCTGTTCCCGCGTGTGCTTCTGCAGATAAGCGATGATATCCTTCGGGTCGTCGCTCCGGTGCTTATCCAGCCACTCGGTCACGTTCTGCCGCTCGATGTCTGCCAGTGCCGACTCGTATAAGGTCTCGTTGGCAAGCGGCATCAGTTCGCTCATAACGGTCAGCGGAGCCTTCGCCCTTCTGATGATCTGGATCGGATCCTTTTCGCCGTTTCTCACCTCTCTGGCAATCGCCGCGAGCGTATCGTCTCCGAAGTCGTTCACCGGTATGAGCTTCGCGTCCTCCTGATGTTCACCGCTGAGCCACGTGCCAATGATTATTTCTGCCGTATCTCTTTTAAGCACGTCGCCCTCCTACCAATCGATCACATCCGGCTCTTCCATAGGCGGATCGGGAGCCCTTAATGGACCCGGAGCGCCTTTAGCGCGACCGGGTATATATTCTTTTCTTCTTGTTTGTGTCTTGCTTCTGGTATCGTTAGTGGTATTGCCAGTGGTATTGTCTGCCTCTAACGCACCTTGGTAAACGCTGTAATTTTCAATGGTTATCGTGGTTCCGTTGGTGGTGCGGTTAGTGGTAAGCATAGTGGTGCGGAAAGTGGTTGCTAAAAATCTGCGTACTTTGTCCCTGCTCCAGTGCCACCTCTTTGCCAGTTTTCGTTCGCTGGTATGCAGCTGCCCCCGCTCGATCGTGACCGGCTTGCCGTCTATCATGATCTCGTGCGGCTCGTGGTTCGCCATCAGTATCAGGTCGATCCAGGCTGCACGCTTGCAGAACGGTTCCTCGTCGTCCCAGATATCAGACGCCCAGATTTTTCTCCATATCTTTACCCAGCCTTTTGCCATCATCCACCCCCTTCCAGTATCTCCACGATGATCCTGCCCGCGTCTTCCGGAGCGCAGAAACGGAACTCGCAGCCGTAACGCTCCTGCATGGTTGCCATCGCTTTTGAAAGCCGTGCTCCGTCGATAGCCTTCGGAGACTCGAACCGCCTCGGATTCTTCCATGCTCCCACATCCTCGATGCTCCGGATGCCCTCGTCATTCTCTATAAGAAAGATAAGCTTACACCCGTATTCCCTGGCTAGTTTACATTCCTCTCTGAATCGGTTGTGCTCCGCCGTGCTCCCGCCGATATTTGTTGCAATTTCAGCCATATCTGCCTTTGTATCGACCGATATTTTAGGCGGAAGGCAGTAGTCTCCGAAAGGGATTTTGCAGCGGAGCACGGAATCCCCATGCTCCCGCCACCAATCGTTTTTTACCAGATGTTTTTCCGGCTTTTGTCGAGTGTCTTCGATAAATTTCATGACTAAAACGGCATTGTTTCTTCAATCGGCTGAAACCCTGTCGGGATAATGTCATCCGCCACAGATGCTCCCGTGCTCCCACTCGTGCTCCCATCGATTTCGATGTCCGGAACAGTAAATTTTCCGTCTCTGATGTCCTGCGCAGGCAATACCGCCGCCACGTCTAACTGGACGTAGTCGTTGCCCCTGTTGCTGGTCTTCTGGACACCTTTGAGCACCAGTCCGATCTGTTTGCCGACGAGATCCTGCGGGTCGATCATGCCAGTTTCATCTATCTGCTTCCTGAATTTCGTACCGTTGGTGTTGTCGACAGCCCCCAGGAAGGTCTTCAGCATCCCGAGGGCCTTCGTATACGACCTGTTGAATTCGTGTGCATACGGATGGCTTTCGCCCCAGTCGTCGGAGTAATGTCCTGCGTACTCGCCTTCAGCAATGTCGTAGCGGATAGCGAAGTAGCCTTTAGCCTCGACATCGTTCACGTTCGTGATCCGGCAGACGTACCCGCCCGCCACAAGCTTCTTGAATCCGGTGCTTTCCTTCGCTTCGTTCCATTCGTTTCTGTTGATCGGTTTCATGTATTCCTCCATTCCTATTTCCAGAATGCTCTTATAGTGTCATCGACCATCTTCAGGTCGTTATCAATCTCTTCCTCAAACATGCCCTCCGGGCTCTTTGCGATGTCATTGCCGTCCGAGTTTGTGACGAAAATGTGCTTTCCATTCTTCACCATGCAATGCAGCACGATTGTTACCAGTCCCTCAAGGCAGATTTTCTGATCAAGAAGCTTCCCGATGGTCAGCAGTTTGGAGTCGCCTGTATCGGATCTCTCCTCGTGGAACGTCAGATAGACGTTGACGTCGTCCGGCAGGAGCTCTTGGATGCTGGCCACGAGCGTATACATCGCGTCGGCGATGTTGTTGTACAGTTTGAACTGATCCCCTCCGGAATGGCCCGCCATGAACAGCTTCGTCATGATGTACCCTGCGTCATCGATCACGGCCGTCTTGCACGGCATGTTCTTGAGGCTCTCGATAATTACCTTATAATCCGAAGATCTTCCGACGTACTTGAACTTATTCTGGAACGGTAATCTTTTGCCGTTTACATTGATCAGGAATATTTCGTCTTCCCCGAAGTTCTTCAAGGATCTGGATTTACCAGAACCGCTCTTTCCATATACGAAAATTGCTTCTCCCATATCATTCACCTCACTTTATCTGTATGTTCTGCTTTTCTATCAGTGTGCAGCCTTCGACCTTTTCGCCCGCCTTCAGTGCCTTCTTGACTTTCGTTTTATCCAGCTCCGGCTCTTTGTGCCGCAGGTAGTCGTCCGGCACCCTGTAGATATCTGCGCACTGGACGGTTTCGCTCTTGCGGTACGTCACTCTGATGCGAACGTCGTCCTTCGGCGCGAACTTTTCGCCCTGTAGGCAGTAGGCGATGTACTTTTTCATGGATTCCGCCTTTTTTTCTGCTATCTGCTGGCGCTTCTGCAGTTTCATCTTCTCCTCTTTCAGCGCGGCCGCTTCAGCGAGCACGTTCTTGTAGTAGTAAACGCAGTTCTTCAGTTTCTCGTCGCGCTCCATCTGGATCTGATCAAGTTCAGGCCCATTCAGGATCTCGCCCGTTTCTTCGTCTATCTCGAAGTCGAAGCCCTTCATGGCTTCCGTCAGCTCGTACAATGTCATCCCTGTCATCCGTTTATCTCCTTCGTTATTTCCTTAATAAATTTTCCTGCATCGTCCTTCTGATCCTCCAGCGCATCGATGATGCTCTCCAGCAAGATGGTAACGGCCCTGTTGGTACCCTTGAAGTATCCTGCCATCGTAGCCGGGTCTTCTCCGTAGATCGGGCCGGTCGCTATCGACCGCACCAGCTTGATCTCATCCATGAGCCATTCCGGATCGTGGTAATACTTCATACTGTCACCCCCTCGAACTCGCTTACAATGTCGCTCCATGCTTCCTCGTCGATCTCCGTCTGGTCCGGTTCCTCGTCGCTCCGGAAGAGGATTTCGTCGAGGTCGTCGAAGGTTATGTCTGATAATCTGATACTTGCCATTAGTTCCTCCAGTCTGATATAATAGATATGTTCTTCTATGAGTGCCGTTCCGGTCCTGTCCGGGCGGCTCTTTTTATTTCTGCCTCTACCCTGCTCCGGATCTGACCGACATGGCACCCGATCTGGTCGCACCTGTCCGTGCACGTCTTCCGGACTTTGTGGTCACACTCGAAGCAGCAGCCGGTCTGGCCGTAAGGGCAAGCGCCCTCGAAGCATCTGGTGAGGTTCTCCACGTACATGCGTTAACCTCCTTCCTTACTGGTACATGGGGTATACTGAATTAAGTGCCCACGCGAACGCGCCCATAATACAGGCGAACGTGATGCACGCGCCAATCATTTCTGCTACGTCTTTCTTGGTAATCATTTCCGGACCTCCTTAAAGAATACGTTTCCGATCTCTTCCTCTGTCAGCCCGAGCCGCATAAGCGTCAGCAGCTCGTCGACCTTCCATCCGCGCCCGTGCGTGATACGTGCCAGTCTCGTTCCGGGGCTCCATCCGATATCGTTCTCCAGTTCGATGGGGTTGATATCGTGCTGGGCGAGATAATACATTAGTAACGGTCTGTCCATAATTCCTCCTATCTCTCGTAATCGTTCAATGGTGTGATGCGACCTGCCTTTAAGTGCCTGTAGAACATTTCGCACGCTTCCTGCTCTTTGTGCGTCATGCCCAGCTCGGCATACTTACAGGTGCAGTGCTTGACTCTCTTGTCGTGGGGATCGTCCAGATACGGACAGTGCTTGCACAGATACCGGATGCCCTCGAAGTGGAATTCATCCTTAACGGAATCTGCGATATAATGGGTTTCCTCATAGACCAGAACGGCGTCAAATGAACCGCCGCCGATTTCGATTTTGCGCTCCACGATCTTGAACGTATCAAGTTCATCGATGCGATTATTGAATTTCGCCTCGAATTCTTCTGCCGTATCAGCGTGAATCGCCGCTATCTTGACAACCTTCTCATGTCTCATAAAAAAATCACCGCCTTTCATTGTCAGACGGTGAAAATTGTATCGCTTATATGCGCTTTACCCTGCGAAAATATCCTCTGTTCATAATTTTAGGAAAAGTTCACCGCCTAAAGTAAGTATATAGGATGACAACCACCTCGTCAACAAAAATTTGCAGATTTTGACATTATATTGGAGGCAATCATGAAAAAAGATTATAAGATAAGCGTAGCCGGCACGTACTATCATCAGAAGGCTCTTAAATCACTACAGACTGAAGAAAACTATGATTACTCCCTATCCAAGGCAGAAATGTTCGCCGAAGGCCTTGATGCAGATGACCGTATATACCAGTATGGAATCGAAAAATGCTTGTTAGATATCAAACACGAACCCGGCAACCAGTACGACCCGGCCGCGCTCCAGGTATTTGCTGATGGCGTTCTTATCGGCTACGTGCCGCGCGGCAATCTGGACGTCCTGAAGCGGATCGCGTCCCATCCGGATCTGGAGATGCACGTCGAGATCTACGGCGGCAAGTATAAGGTCATCGAAGAAAAAGAACCGGGCGCTGACTGGATGTGCGAATACAATCCGAAGGATTATGTGGTCAGAATCGAGAATTCCGAAGTCCGCGCCATGATGGTCTTTGAATGGACCGCCTAATTTTCGATTTAAGCGATTTTATTTACCCTTGCCGATAACTTATACCTATGGATATTTTCACGATACTGGTGATGCTGAATAGCACCGAATCCGACCTGATTCGATACATGTCTGGCGTCAGAAAACACTTTCACCAATAAAAAAATGGCCCCGGAACGTGTCCGGAGCCGTATGCCAAAAAGGAGGACGTAAAGCCCACCGTGATGGTGGCGATGTTATGGTAATCTTTCCTTAAATTCGTCTATCCATTTCCACTGCGCCTGTTCGGACTGTTCGACCGAGACCATGCGCTCCACGAGATTATTGTGCTTTTCGACCTTTTTCTCCAGCTGGTCGATCCGGTAGATGGTCTTGGAGTTCTGCGCCCATGCGACTATCATATTGGACGCGACTGCCAGCCCGCCTGTGATGAATGCGATGATAATACCTTCTGTCAGCATGATATCACCTCCGAACAATCCGAGCGTGCTTCAGGCATTCAGATCCGAACGCCCCGTCCACATGCAGACCCTCGTTACGTTGGTAATCTTTTACCGCGTTCATTGTAAGCCGCCCGACCTCGCCGTCAACCGCCAGCCGCTGGTAGCCAAAGTACCAATTAAGGAACTTCTGTAACAGTTTCACCTGTTCGCCCTTGTCTCCGGAAGTAAACCACCCTCGATGCGGGAGCACCGGAAGTTTCCCGGAATACGTCTTGCCATGCGGTTTGACGTCATCCGAGCCGTACAGGTAATTCATGTCGATTCGTCCCGGAATGCCCGCGACCTTACCGGAACTGGAATACTGCCACATCATGTACGGGTGCTTATAATCGCACTTCCTCGCGTACTGGGCCACCCAGATCGGCCACGACTTGTACAGGTCGTCTGCGATGTATCCGCTCAGCGTCGACAGGTTCGCGTATACGCCTGCCTTGTAACCCGCCTGCCGGATGGTCCTGCAGAACGCATCGCAGATCTGTTTACATCTCTGTTTGCCCATCTTACGGGCGACCCCTGCGTTCAGCCTGCCGCCGAACTCCCAGTCGAACCAGATCGGGAGCGTAATCCATGTCCGGTACTTGCTTACCGTGTCTATCACGAACCGCGCTTCCCGTATCGCCTCGGTCTCGCTGATGGCCTGTGAGTAATGATATATGCCCAAGTCCTTCATGCCGGCCTTATAAGCCGATACGATGTTGTGGTCGAAGTATTTATCCTTATGCAGGGAAAAGCCCTTCTGCGACGTATATGACGACCGCAGGACGATAGCCGGTATCCCTGACTTCATGAGTGTGCCGACAGAGACCTCGCCCTGCCATGCGCTGATGTCAATGCACTGTTTCATTATTTAGCCCTGTATACGTTATAAGTCTTGCATTTCGATGGTGATGTCGTGGTGCTGAAGTTCTGGGTAATGCCGTAGGTTTTCCCGACATAGTGCGCGTTGGCAATCTTGCCGCTACCCAGATAAATAAAAATATGGCCGCCGCCGCCGTTAAACAGTTGGAAAATTACGTCACCCGGCTTCAGCTGGCTTTCTTTGGTGATGCCTTTGATTGTCTGCCATTTGTCAGAGTTCTTACAGTGCTTTTCCACACCATCTAATCCTCTCGGGAATTTTGGATCCACACCACACGCTCTGACACACGTCCCGACGAACACGTCACAGGACGCCCCTGCCCTCGTCTGCTTGCCCCATCCGCGCCGGTCCGGGTACGCTTTTTCAATAGCCGCCTTGAATTCGGGCGTCGGCGCTCCGCCTGGATAAGCATATTTGCTCTTCTTGGTCCCGGCGGGCCATGCACACGCTTTAGCCACGGCCGCTATTTTCTCCGCAGCCGTTTTGGTCGGTTTCGGTGTTGGCTCTGGTTTTGGCTTATCGGAATAGACTTCGTTCAGGTACGTCTGCAGTGCCTTTACGGATGCCTTGCCGAAGACGCCGTCAACAGCCAGTTTCGCTCCGTGCTGGTTCAAATACTTCTGGAATTTCTTGCTGGTGTTCTTTCCCCACTTGCCGTCGATGGGTTTCGCTCCGACCTTCTTCTGGAGCGCGCGGACCGTGTTCGGCCCGATCTCGCCATCTACGGACGTTCCGAGCCACTTCTGCAGGCGGCAGACGGTCTGGTATCCCATAATACCATCGACCTGAAGCGGCTTTGTGACTGGGTCAGGCGTCGGCTTAACTGGCTTTACCGCATCGCTGTAAGCAGGACGAGCCGCCGCGCAGATATACGTGTACGGTCTCGTCTGCCTGCATACCATGCCGCCGTTGCTCTGCGAGCCGTCCTTTGACGTGTTGCCCTCGATGCAGATGATGTCCGAACCGCTGACACGCTCCACGATGCCGATATGTCTGCGATACGCATCCATCTTTCCGAAGTCGAAGGTCACAACGTCGCCGGGTTTGGCCTGTGCCAGATATGCCCTGCGTGTGGCTCGGCTCGTGTTCTTCTTCATGACCCAGACGCCCTTGCAGGATGATACAATTTCGTCCTGTGCGTATGCGGCATTCGCATTGTGCGGGAACAGTGCGCCTGCCCCTGCTTTATCGAAGCACCAGTCAAGGAACGACGCGCACCAAGCATAGTCAGACCCGCTGACCTTGTGCCCGTAAAACCAAGTGTTGTATTTAACGTTGTTACTGTTCGCAGGTGACTCTTTAACGCCGATCTGGCTGACCGCCACCTTTACCACGTCACTCGTCTTCGTCATCGTCGACCTCCTCGTCATCACCGTCTTCCCAGAAGTTGTACGGAAGTTCCGCCTTATCGCAGTCCTCGCCGCCCATGGCCGCCATGACGGGCGATAAAATAGCCATGACCACCGCCACCACGATTGCCCTTGCCCACATCGGAAGGATGTCCACGTGTGCGATGATGGTGTCCAGATTGGCGATGATAACACCGATGACGCCCTGTATGATGGTGCGGAGAAGGCGGTATTTCGCTCCGTTATGTGTGAATAGTCTCATGTGATTCCCTCTCTTATACGTCAGGTACGCACAGTACTGTTACGGTAGCCTGCTGGTTGACCGCCGCCGAAGTGACATTACGACAGCCGATTGTCAGCTGACTTTGCGAATTGATGGTAAAGTACAGGATAAGTGCACCGGACGCCGTAAGGACGACCTGCCCGATGCCGACCGCCTTGTATCCTGTCGGCGGTGTGAACGGGATCCGGATCGCGCCGAAAGCGTTCGCAGAAATCGATACCGTTCCGGACGATACCGTCACGGTCTTGACCGTCTCGCGGTTTTCCAGCTCGGTGATTCGGTTCGCCTGTGCGGTGATTTTGTCTAATATGTCCTGAGCGATGTTGTTGAACGTCGCCGCGTTGAACGGTGTGCCCGCTTCAGTGACCGCCCCTTCGGCTCGCTCCATATCGTATACGTCGGTCTGACCCGATACGGCTGTCATCTGCACCCGACCCGGATGCTCTACCACGCGGTCTACGAAATAATCTGCCATGTAATCCTCCTATTCGTACCGCCCGCCAGCGTTGATTGCGTCGCCCGTATAGTACGGGTCGCCGATCCAGTGATTGATACGCGGCAGGTTTTCGTATGCGTTGATGATGGTATAGACGGCTTGCGTTTGCCGTTCGACTTCGTTGATATTGTCCCACGTCATCAGATACGTCGGGTCGGTCGCTACGTATCCGACCGCATCCCGCGCATTCTTGAGGCACGTCAGCAGGTTCGCCCAGTTGGTCTTGTAGATGATATCGTCCCGCGTCCATGCCGTCTTGCTGATACGTGAGCCCGCTATCGTGATGCCCTCGGAGCGGCACAGGTCGTACAGGTAGCCGATGTTGCCTGTGATACGTATCATGTCCTCGTAGGTCATCATGGCGGAGCCGCTCGTTCTGTCTGTTACTGGTGTGATCCATGCCATTTAGATGACCCCCTTTCGGTATACGATTTCTGCGGATGTGCCGCCGCCCTCATGCTTGAGTGTTATCGTCTCGATGGTGATGTCCTCGACCGTGCCGTCCAGACGATGGAAGTGTATGATGTCGCGCGGCTGCATGCGCGGATCGCCCTTCCACGTGAAGGAGCCTGTGATCGGTGAGCGGTACATACCGACCGACAGCATACGGCTCGGGTATATCAGCGTGTCCGTGTTCGCATCCGTCTTCGCCGCCATCCTGCCGATAACAGGAAGCTCGCCATAGACATACATTCCGCCCTTCTCGTCGATGGTGTTCGCGTAGGTGTCAGTCTCCAGGTTGAAAGCGCACCCGTAGATATCAAGGTCGATGGTCTGTGCGTCCGAAGCGATGACCCCCGCAGCTGTTAAGACGCTCCACATCTGCGCCGCTGTCCGAATCTGGTGCGCCGGGTTGTCATCATATCTCCAGTTGGCGTGATATGCTTGCGACCACGGCACGAAAGCGGAAAAGTTGCCGCTGTTGCCGCTATTCGGTGGGTATCCTCCAAACTTTGATTGCGGGATTTCCCCTTTTGCCAGCTTGCTTCCGACATAGCCGTGGTTTGTCATGACCTGCGTGGAATATGTATTTGTGTACCAGTAACCGGAATCATTAGCCGGAACAACCATATACATGTTGTAAAGCGAAAAAAGGACGCCGAACTTGTTCGTCAGCTTTTTCGCAGTATCATTATCTCGATTCGGCCCTAAATATAAGCCAAGGATCCACTCATACGCGTACTTATCAAAGGATAACGACGTGCCGATACCTTTCATAAATGTGGCTGTGCCGATCTTTTGTGCGTATGTCTCGCCGCCAGGCATCCCCGGATTTGTGATGCGCAGATGCTCCGCCGAAACAGACCCGGGTAAGCGATCTATGCTTCTTTTGACATCAGCGCAGTCATGCTCATACACCGAGTGGGTTTCTCGGTCGAGTGCTCTCGTTGTAAGAGTGGGGACGCCAGCGTCAACATAAGCGTACTGGAGTTCCTGCTGCAGCTTGCCGGTCCCGTCGTATAGATTACCGTCATCATCGGTCAGGTTAAAGCACTGGTTCAGGAGCGCGATGAAATCGCGCGCCTTCGTGCCCTCTTTGATAATCCACCGCTGGGCACCTGACCACCAGCCTATTGACGTATAATCTTTACACTTTATGCCGGCAAGGTCGAGCAGGTAAAACGTCGCATTCATGGTGTAATCTGAGTCTTCCCCTGTTATCGGCGCGCCGATTTCGATGTCATCCAGAAAATGCACCGCGTCCACCGCATGGATACTCAGCACATTATCCGCCCACGTGACCTGTCCCGCTACGTAGAAGCTCCGCAAGGGCGACATATTGCTGTCGTACCCTGCTTGGTAGTATATCGGCGTATCGTCCGGTATCATCGCGACCGCCTCGGACACATCTTCGTCGAAGTATGCGTCGATGTTCAGTTCCGATTCTGGTAACGTCTGGTCGAACGGTGACAGATCAGACCGAAGCGACAGGACGCACGATATAAGATTATCATTATTGATGGTAATATCCGCGCCCGTCTGCACCTCGGATATCTCGATACGTGTCTCTTCCGAAGCGGGCGTCAGAGTCAGCGAAGCCGTAGTCGCTCCGACGAGAAACGACACACGCCCAGATATGACCTCGTGTGCGACCCCGTTATATGTCACCGCCGACGCGCCAGTAACCAACAGCGTCAGTCCTGCCATCTGCTGACTGCCCGTGACCGTCAGATTGACCGCCTGCCCCACGTGTCCCCTGACGCCCAGTTTGCCATTAGTAGCGGACGGCGTCAGAGACTCATACAGGGCATACGACCCGCTCAGGGCGAATCCGTCACCCTGCAGGTCCGCCAGTCTCCGCATGGGCCATGTCGGCTGAGTCAGCCTGCCGTCGGATACCTTCGACGTCGATGTGTACCCGCTGAAGGACAGCGTGATATCGTCATCCGGTACCTGCATGGTAATCAGCACGTCCATCGGCTGTCTGATTTGCTTTGCATTTTCTCGATCAATCGTTGTGGGCATTGATGAACCTCAATTCAAGACCTACGCCGGACCATGCGACATCACCCTGCGGATCCGTCAGCCTAGTCACAGTCGCCGTCGATACGATGGGAATGACCGCCTCGGTGACGGTCTGGTTTTGTTCGTTGGTGAAAACTGCGTTGACCTCTGTGCCGTCCAGCGCCAGAAGCGCCTGCAGCTGGTCCTGCGGGAGATTATCCCACTGCAGCTGCAGATTGCTGTATCGCCATCCGACCACATCCGCGCATACCTTGCCGGTACAGGTCACGATCTCGCCTGCGTAGATCCACTCCCGGCTCAGCGTGAACCCGTTGCTCCGGTAGATCTCTACGCCGTTTATTGTGATACTGTTGAATACTCCGATCATCCCAGAATCCTCTTATACTGGTCATACATCCGTACAGTCTGCTCGCCCATTGCCGGGCCATTCGGATATAAGTAGTTAACGATCTTGATCTCTCCGCCGGTCCCTGCTGCCTGCAGCTGGTTTCCGGTCAGGATCCCGTTGACGATGCTGTCCGCCATATTTGCTAGCATTTCCTGCAGCTTCTCGATCGGCAGGACCGCCTCTGCTCCTGCTTCACCGACACCGATGATGCTGGGGCTCCGGAAGATACCGCCCTTAGCGTACCAGTCCACATTAAGGTCCGGGATCACACCATGAAGCAGGTCACCAATGGACCACCCGGGCGGATCGATCGTAAAGTGCGGCGTCTTCAGATCCGGGAGTTTGAAGTCGAAGTCAAAGAAGCCTTTGATCTTCTTTATGATCCCCTTGATCGCATCCCGCGCCGCTTCGATCGGCGCTATCATGGCGTCCTTGATATCACCGAAGAGCCGTTTTACGCCTTCCTTGAGCGCCTTAAAGGCACCGATGACGTATTCCTTCAATTTGCCGGCCTTCTCTTTGATTTTGTCCCAATTCTTATAAAGCAGGACGCCGATTGCGATGGCCGCTGCTATGGCCGCGATCACCAGACCGACCGGACCCGTCAGGAACGTAAAAGCGCTCCCGAGCATCGGGAGTATCTTGATGATCGCCCCGATCCCGGTCGCCAGCTTGCCGATGATGATCAGCACCGGACCTATGGCTGCAGCGATTCCCGCAAAGATCAGGATCATCTTCTGCGTCTCCGGTGACAGCTCTTTCCATTTCGCCGCCAGATTCTGCACGGCCGTCGATATCTTATCCAGAGCGGGCTGGATCATCGGCAACACCGTGTTGGCGATCTCGTAGCCGGTGACCTTCAATGCGTTCATCGTGGTCTGGAACTTTTCCGCCGGAGTCAGCGTATTCTCGAATGTGCTGTCAAGGACCCCCGATACATCGGTCGCCGCAGCTCCGAGCTGCGTAAAGTCGATCGTACCGGCTTTGACCGCTCCGTAGATCTGGTCCCCGGACTTTCCGAAGAGATCGTACGCTGCCGTCAGGCCATCCATGCTGCCCGTCCCATTCAGGATCGTGTTCTGCAGATCCGTCAGCGCCTGGTTGAGCGGTATCCCGTCAGCGGCCGCATTCTTCAGCGCCTTCCTGAGCCCCTGCATGACGGTTTCTGAATTCGCTCCCGACTTCTCCATCTGCCCCATCAGGACCGCCGACTGATCGATGTTCAGACCTAACTGCTGGAAGGCCGTCCCATTCTGGATTAGCCCCTCGGTCAGCGAGTCGACGCCCGCTCCGGTATCCTGCGATACCTTCGTCAGCCTGTCGAGCAGTGCTCCTGCATCGCTCGCGCTGAGACCGAAGGCAGACAGCGCTTTTTGGGTACTGTCGATAGAATCCGAGACGTCTACCTGATTGACCTTCGCGAATTTGACGTAGGCTGTGGAGAGATTCTCCAGCTCGGCTCCCGTGGATCCGAATCTGGTGTTGACCTCACCGACCGCCGCCCCGATGGTATCAAAATCAGACGGCACGTCCTTCGCGATCTGCTTGACCGTCTCGTGCATCTTTTCCAGCGCTTCGCCTGACGCCCCGGTCTTTTGCGTGACGATGTTCAAGCCATTTTTGACCTCGTTGAACGCCGCTGTCGCCGCGGCACCCGCAGCCACTATCGGCCCTGTGACATACTTCGTCATGCCCTTGCCGACGGTCTGCATCTTTCCGCCGATTTTCTGGAGCCCTTCACCGACCTGTGTGAATTTGATGTTCTCGACTTCCTTCAGCTGCTTATTGAAATTCTTCAGCTGGCTCTCGGTGACGATGATTTCCCGTCGCAGTTCCGTATAATCCTGTGAGGTCTTATCGACCGACGGATCCGCGTCCATCTTCGCCTGCGCCTCGCGCAGAGCGTTGAGCTTGTCCTTAGTCAGGTCGACCTTCTGCCCGAGCAGCTGCTGCTTCTGTGCGAGAAGCTCTGTATTCTTTGGATTGAACTTCAGCGCATTGTTGACCTGCTTCAGCTGCGTATCGACGTTTTTCGCATCCTTCCGGATGCTGTCCATCGCCTTCCCGAGCTTTGTGGTATCGCCCTGAAACTCAATTGTTATGCCTTTGACGTTTTTGCCAATTGCCATAATTACCCCCAGAAAGCATCCCAGTCGGCCTGTGTGGCCATCCGGCGCTTCGGCTTGTTTTCTTTCTTGCTTCCGGATGGCTCATAATCGTGCATCCGGTTATACTCGGTAACGTAGTCCACAAGTTGCCCGAGCTCCATTTCCTTAATCGCGTCTACTGTCAGCCCTCTGTCGACTCCTGCGATTGTGACCACGTCGAGAGAGACGGGATCTGTTTTCTCATTCTCTCCAGAAGGCTTTTCGCGTTTTTTGAGCTTACCGAACTTTCGACGATAGCATAGAACAGCATCGGGACGATCTCGTCCATCGGGAACCGCTCTAACGCGCCGTAAAAGATTTCCGCCGGCGGAATATCCCTGTTCGCATTCTTTGCCATCGCCCAGAACACCTGCAGCACGGTCGTCAGCTCCATGCCCGCCAGTTTGATGAACATTTCCACTAATGCGTCCGCGTTCATCAGATCCAGCGCCTTTTCCGGGTCGATGCTTTTGTCGCCCTTTATCGCTCCGCTTCCGAGGATCTCGGCCAGTCCGGACAGCGCCGCTTCAACGAGCGGCATCAGATCCGGAAGGACATCGTGCCCGAAAGTGTTCTTGTAAATAAAAAGCCACCCCATCGAAGTGTTGACCTCGATGGAGTGTTCGTCGATGTTTATTGTCCTCCTCATGGTTTACGCCCTCCTACAGTGCCGGTACGGGGGGAGCAGTGAACAGCGTAGCATAAGCGGTGTCTGCCGGCTTATAAGATGCTCTGATGATGCCGGTCTCGTTGTCGCCGGAGACCGTGAAGTCCAGCGTAGCCGTCTGCGGCTCTGTGGTGTCTTCGGTCGTGGCGTACTCTCTTGAGATCGCTCCCAGAGACACGTTGTACAGGATCGCCCTGCGGGCCTCCTTGTCACCCTCGGCCTGGAATGCGATATACACGGTCTTGTTCTGCATCCCCTTGACCTGCGCGATGCCGCCGCCGGTCGGTGCAACATAATTCAGGAACTGCGTTTTGAACTCGTCCGTGAAATTTGCGTTCTCAATGGTCCCCGTATAACCATTGTCGGAGTATCCGACCCAGTACTGGACGTTGTCCGCGTAAAAAGTATTCTGCTCGGATTCCGCATCCAGCGAGATGTTGACGGTTCCCGGCAGGTGATACGGCGTACCCAGCACGACCTCGTTCTGATCGTTGATCGTGTAGGTGCCAAAATGCAGATTGCTGACGCCGAATACGACTTTATTTTCAGCCATTGTTTTGCCTCCTAAACATTGTAATAAATCAAAAAGACACCCTGATCTTCAAGATAGGTGTCTTCGCTCTTCTGATAAGGGAACCCGGCGGCCAGAAGCGCTGACTCGATGGCCGCCTCGTTCCTTTCGTTCTTAACTTTGAAGTAGTATTCTATCTGGTATGCGTTGCGCGTCCAGTGATAGGTGTTGTCTGCCGCGAGCACATTCTGCCCGGCGCCGATATAGACGATATACGGCAGTTCCTGTGGCTCTTTGAAGTGCGAATATGCGCACGGTAAACCCGTTGTTCTCAGTGTCTCATATATCGTCATTCGAGCCCCCTTATAATTTCTGCTGGCAGTTCTTCCGCCGCCCACTCCTCTACTGGTGCGATATGCTTGACGCCGTCCATGCGGCCGTATGTACCGTGTGCGTTGGCGATAACGTGGCCGTTCTCGAGCAGGTGCGTCAGCTGTGGCTTGGTCTTGTTGTAAATTAGCACATCATCAATCCCAAGACTTCCTCTGGCCTTCTTGACCGCCCAGCCGCTCGCATAGTGTTTGCCTTTGCCGTTACGCTTCGGCGAAGTGCTCTTCAGCTTCTGGACGCCTTCTTTGGAGACGGTGTCCATAGCCTCGTTTACGGTCTTTTTGACTTCCGCAGCGTAATCCTCAAGAATTTCCTGCAGTTGTGCCTGTATCGTTTCATGCATCTCCTACACGCTCCTCACATATCAGACTGATGCTGTCGCGCTGGGCGTTCCAGTCGGTACGGATGACGTTATAATCAACGCCTTCGTACTCGACCAGTTTCTGCCCGTCATAATCTTCCCTGTTCGTCATCACGAGCGTGATGGACGGTTTCAGACCTAACTGCGCCGCATTATAAAACTCGGATGCGTAGACGCTCCGCGGCTGTACGAACACTTCAACCGTTTCCAGTTTGTGCTGTTCGTTGCCATATTCGTCATACGTCGGGTCGGTGTACCGCTTCAGGATGGCTACAGAATCATACATCTCTGTTCACCGTCCAATCCGTGTACCCCGTTGCATTTGACAATTGCGCTTTCTGTTCGTCATAAGACCGCTTCAGTCTGTCGTAGTCTTCCGGAATACCAAAAGACATCTTGCAGTACGTGATGATCGCCCGCAGGACGATTTCCGTCATATCCGCAGGGAGAACCACGCCGGCAATACCGAGATCCTGCTTTGCCGCCTCGATCAGATCCATCAGCTCGTCATCATATGCAGTTGTTTTGATTCTTAACGCAGTTTTGACTTTTTCCAGCATCTGTATACCCTCTTGGTTACTTCTTAGTTTTCGCCGGCTTCGCTGCGGATTTCTTATCTTTGACCTCGACCGCGTTGTTAAAAGCGATCAGCCTCGAAGCCTCCTGATCGGAGACCTCGAGAACTGTTCCCTGTGCGAAGCGTACAGCGGTGTCGTGGGTCAGTTTGACCTTCATTAAGCAGTGACCTTAGTAAAGAACTTGTTGCCAACGACAGCGATAGCAGCGGGCTGACGTCCAAGGATGTCGACCAGATCCTGCTTCATTCTGGTTCTGTCGTCATACTTGAATTCGACAGCCTCGCCCTTCGGCAGGTTCATCATGACGCCAGCCAGGTCGCCGATGATCGGAGCTGTAACTGTGTCGTTAAACAGAACTTCCAGACCGTCGAACGGATCCACTGCATAAGAAGCGCCCATCTGAAGCGCTCTGTAAGCCGCATACTGTGCCGGTGTCGCAATGATTACCAGATCTTCAGCCGCAGAGCTCAGGAGTGCTCTTGCCTGTACGAAGTCAGCGACGTTTGCTGTTCCGCCGTTGGAGTATGCAGCGACTGCCGGGTGAGTAGCGTCAGCAGTCTGCGGAGCTACCAGGATAGCAGCAACGACAGCGTTCTCCTCTGCCTTGATGATGCCGCGAGCGACCTCATCGTAAATGTACTGCAGATAAGCTTCTCCGCTCATGGAATCGAGTGCCTCGTCGGAGATGCTGACCCACTTCTTGTATGTCTTCGGGACCATCTCGACGATACCCAGTTCCAGTTCTTCCTCTGTCATCGCATTTCCGCCCTCAGTGTGGACGCCTGCAGCCGGTGCGTCGATCTCGAAGCCGACCTTGACGTTGCCAGCAGCGTTCATTCTGCGAACCCTTCTCAGGATCTCGGACGCCTTCAGTCTCTCTGCGACGATTCCCGCAACAAATTCCGGTACCGGAACGACGCCATTCTGTACGTTGTCGGACAGCAGCGCTCTGCATTCCTTATCGTTGCCTGTCTTAACGTAGTTAGCAAATGCCTCGATATATTCGTGGCTGTTTCTGATTTCCATCTCAGTCATGATATGCTCTTCCTTTCTGATTTCGATTTCTTTTCCAGCGCCAGCCGCTACTGCTTCAGCCGCCTTACGCTTTTCTTCCGCCTCGAGGTTCAGAGCCTTTGTTCTTTCCTCGATGGCATCTAATTCGGCATTGAGTGTTTCGATCTGTTCAGCGTCGGCAGTCTCGACCTCTGCGGCGATCTCTGCGCGCCTGGTCTCGATCTCTTCCATGCTCAGTGCCATGATTTCGTCTCTCGTCATTAGTTGTTACCTCCTAACGCTCTGACTCTTAATTCGATTCTCTTGCGTTCCAGCTCTCGTTTCTCTTCCTCAAGTCGCTCCGCCCGGATCCTCTCGATCACTCCGTCGGTCAGATCGCCAATGGACCGGGTAACCGCATCCGCTCCGATGCTTGTCCCGTCATTAGCCGGAATCGATACGGCTGAAACGTCGTACAGCTTGCCGACTTTGGTAATGTGTCTGGTATAGATCCAGATGCCATCCTCGTTCTGTTCGCGCTCTTCGGATTCCCCTGTGACCACGAAACCAAAACTCATCTTGTCGGTATAGCCTCCTGCGATCTCTTCGTACAGCTCGCGTCCGATTTCTGTACCACCGAGATCAGCGGATATAAACAAACCCCGCTCGTCCGGTGTGACGGTCAGGGTTTCGTTTCTGGTTCTGGCGAACACTCTTCCGGCATGGTCGTACTGCATGATCACGTCCGACATATCTGTCTCGTCGAAGGCCGTTCTATCCACGACTTCCCACAGTTCCCAGCCTTCGCCGCTGTACAGCTTGTACGGTTCTTCGAATGTGCTCGCGTATCCTGTAACGATTTTGGATTCCGGTTCGCCCTCGACAGGCTGCCGGATCTCCATCGTCATATTTCTGTATTCTCTATCACTCTTCACTGGCATCGTTGTTACCTCCTAACTCATCCGTTGCCTTGTACTCGCCTCTGATCGGCGCTACCTGTCCGGCGCCATCCGGAAGCGGCTCGTAGTTGAACAGTTCGCGGATCTCATCAATAAGGATCGCGCCCCTGTCGCCCAGTTCCTTCGCCATCTGCACCTTCGCGCTGGTGCTCATGTATTGCAATCTGTTCGCGTTAGCGATAAGGTGTGAACCCTGTGCCCTCTCACGCTCCGAGAAGAGCATCCTTGTTACCGCTTCAGAGAATTGGATTGCGAAAGGCTCGATAGCACCATCAAAGAATGCTTCCAGATCCTCCGCCTTTGCCTTGTTCTGCAGGACGTCTTCCGACACGCCGAAGTAGTTAAACACGTTCTCCCGGATCTGCGCCATCTGATCCGCATCGATCGCGTACGGCTTGACGTCGATCTGTTTGATATCCTTATAAGTCGACGGAAACAGCAGGAAGCCTCCGGATTTGGATTCCGTCGACAGGTTCGCCGCTGTGAACCGCTCGCGCTCTTTAGCAAGGTCGTCGGCGCTTGCGAAATTATTCAGCTGTGCCATGAAGCGGAACGTCGCTGCGTTCTTCACGCCTTCCTCTATGCCCTGATTCTGGATGTGCATCAGCTGCATGGTCTCGCGCAGTGCTCTGTTGGTGTCGCCGAAGAAGTCATTTTTGTACTGGTGCTTCGTCAGGATCGCGCACTTCCGGAACTCGACTGCTGCATACTGTCCGGTTGCGAACTGATACCGCAGCCAGACCTCATCATCGTATTCGACCAGCGTACACATGGTCGGCAGTACCGGGAAGACCCCGGTGATGACCATGCGCTCGTCGAAGACAGGGACGATGAAGGCCGTGTTGTTGACGTCCAGTATGGTCGATGTTCTATACAGGAACTGGCTCCACGTCTGCCACTGGTTCGGGCCGAGGCGCAGTTTCGCCTGTAGGGACGGGTTTGCCGTTCCATTAACGTCTACCTTCAGCTTGCTGATATGGCGCGCCCTCGCGTCGATTGCGGCTCTCACGATCTCGCTTTCATAGATCGCGCCGCCCCAGTTAGTGAAGACCGGAGCGTAGGCTGTGAGCGTCTCAAATAAGGAATTCGCCCGCGTCAGCGCGTCCTTTGACTTCTTTGCCTCGTCCGGTCGGAATATCTTATCCAATAACGACATTAATTTTCCCTCCGGTTGTTTTTCAGTTGCTCGCCGATCTCGCCGCACCACTTCTGTCTGACTGTCATGGCGTCAAGCAGCGCGGCCATGCCGTCGATGTGTGCGGTCGGCTTTATCTTTACCAGCTTCGACCTTCCTTTTTCGGTGCTTACCTTTAGCGCGGAGTTGAACATATGGATCTTCAGCAGATCGTTGTCTCCGATATGGATCTTGCCGTCCTTCAGCAGTCCCTCCGCCTCCTGGATGACCGGGTGCAAGTTATACCCCTGATATACGTCATCCATATGAAAACCGTACCCGTCCATCTGTTGGACCAGATACGTTGCGCTGTATTTGTCATAACCCACTTTCAGCGGGTAAATCTCGTATTGCTCTACCAGCATCCGGAACCAGTCGAACACGTCCGAATATTCGATGATGTTCTCGCCGCTCGGATGCAACAGGCCGCGCTGGACGTAAATGTTGTACGGCACTCCGTCGGCCGCCGTCAGTTCCTCGATGCGTTCCGCTGGAAGCCAGAACCGAGCGAAGACGTATAACTCCCCGTCCCTCTCTATAACTACCGTTGCAGCTGTAAGGTCAGTGGTTCTCGACAGGTCGATGCCTCCGACGCAGTAGCATCCACGGAAGTCTTCCATGTGAAGCGGCTCGCCTGTGGTCTTCTCGATGATCTCCGAACCGAGCCACGCCAGCGAGCTCGTCTGCTTCAGGTTGCAATACTTCGTGATAAACTCGGCCTTCTTGCTGAGCGAGCCTTCCGCGACCGCTATTTCTTCCAGCATGTAGTCGACCGATACCGATACCCCGAGATTCGGGTTGCTCTTCCGGAGCTCGTTGATGTCGCTCCATTTATCGATATCATCGATCATGTACAGGAACGGCAGCAGTTTCGTCTCTTTACTGTCACCTAATAAAAAACGAGTTGCCCGTCTGAGCATCTCGTCGTATATGCTGTCGTTGATGTATCCGGACGTCGTGCAGCTGAGCAGGATCCCTTCCGGCCTTGCGCCCATTCCGGATTTCATGACCTCGTACTGCTTCAGACCGGCGTCGCCTTCCCATGATGCTATCTCGTCACAGATGCACAGGCTCGGGTTGAAGCCGTCGCTCTTCTTCGCAGAAAACGCGATCTTCTTTACAGTGCTGTTCGATCCGGGTATGGCGAGGTCGCTCATCCTGTGGCGGGGCAGCTCCCCGTCGTCATAGATCTTCTTGTTGTGCTCGTCCTTCTCTGACAGGATCTCTTTGAGCCGCTTATACTCTGGATCCAACGTGGTCATCATCCAGACATCGTTGTAGACCAGGTCGGCCTGTTCCAGTTTCGGCGCGATGCAGAACACTCTGGAGCCGTATTCCTGGCTCCGGAACTCATACGACCCGAGACTGCTCGCCAATTTGGTCTTGCCGTTCTTTCTGCCGACCACCAGCAGGATCTCGCGGAACTGGCGCAGGCCGTTTTTGTCCACGATCCCGTAGATGCACGAAACGAGCGCCTTTTGCCAGACCTCAAGCTCGATGTTTCCCGGCGCAAGAGGTCCTTCGGTGTGAAAACAGTGCGTTTCCATCCACTCGATCGCCTCATCCGCCTTTTTTACATCAAAAAAGAACCGTTTTTCCTCCAGTCCTTTGATGATGTACTCATAAACCAGCTCGATCCAGCGCCCTACGGTGTATTTTCCGTTCCGGATGCCCTGATAGTACGTGTATATCCAGTTATCTTTGGCCATTCTTCGCCCTTTTCCGGGCATTTCGGCCTGTTTTGTATCTCTCGCCATATAACAGACCTTAG